TTAGTAACGCCAGCGGTCATAACGCTGATATTTCGGCACTTTTGGTGCTTTAATTGCCCTGATCACCCACACCACCGCAACCGCCAACAGCAGCCACGGCAGCAACTTAATCATCAATGCCAGCATACCGCCGAGGAACATAAAGGCCGTCGCCACAATCAGCGCGGCGATAATACCCAGCAACGAAACACCGGTGACCATCAGCATGACAAAAAAGCCAATTACAAAAAGTAGTTCCAGCATGATGCTCTCCCAAATATGAAATCTCTTGCTGGCATTACAAGAATCATGCCAAAAATAATCTGTTGATTTAACAGCAAAACACCCCGCGACGGTGCGCAGGGCGTGGTGAATTTGACTACTTTTTGGTGAAAAGTTAACGCTTATCCGCCACCAGTTTGAGCGCGTGTTCCAGCACATTAATGTCTGCACCCGCTTTATGGGCATTTTCACTTAAATAACGCCGCCACTGCCGCGCGCCAGGAATACCCTGGAACAAGCCCAGCATATGCCGGGTAATATGGCCGAGATACGTACCCTGGCTGAGTTCACGCTCAATGTACGGATACATGGCGCGCACTACCGCCACCGGATCAGCATCAGTATCCGAGGAACCAAAAATCTCTCGGTCTACCGCCGCCAGAATACCCGGATTCTGATACGCCTCGCGCCCGACCATCACGCCATCCATATGTTGCAAATGCGCTTTAGCTTCTTCCAGCGACTTGATACCACCGTTAATCGACATCGTCAGATGCGGAAAGTCACGCTTCAGTTGATACACACGCGGATAATCGAGCGGCGGGATCTCACGGTTTTCTTTCGGACTTAACCCAGAAAGCCAGGCTTTACGTGCGTGGATGATGAACATCTCACACTCACCTTTGCCGGAAACGGTGTTGATGAAATCGCAGAGAAATTCATAGCTGTCCTGATCATCGATGCCAATACGCGTTTTCACCGTCACCGGAATCGACACCACATCGCGCATCGCTTTCACGCAGTCGGCAACCAGCTGCGCATTACCCATCAGACACGCACCAAACATGCCGTTCTGCACCCGGTCAGACGGGCAGCCGACATTCAGGTTGATCTCATCATATCCGCGCGCTTCTGCCAGCTTCGCACACTGTGCCAGCGCCGCCGGATCGCTACCGCCGAGTTGCAACGCTACCGGATGTTCTTCTTCACTGTACGCCAGGTAATCACCTTTACCGTGAATAATCGCCCCTGTGGTCACCATTTCGGTATACAACAACGTATTGCGGGAAAGCAGACGCAGGAAATAACGGCAATGTCTGTCCGTCCAGTCGAGCATAGGAGCAATGCTAAACCGAGAACTCCCGTAAGCGCCAGTTTTCTCAGGCATCGCGCTGGTTTGATTAGTTTTCTGTGTTTCAGGATTATCGTGCATTTTTGAACATTTCAGGCTATTTTTCTCGCGTTAGGTTCCCGCACAGGTTCCCACGATTTATGGGAACCCGAAATAACGAGGTCGTGTAATGGCGTACTATAACATAGAGAAACGACTAAAATCCGATGGCACACCACGCTATCGCTGTAATGTGATTATCAAAGAAAAAGGTGTTATCACTTACAGGGAAAGCAAAACATTCCCTAAACATGCCCATGCCAAAACATGGGGTACACAGAAAGTGATGGAATTAGATCTATATGGCATTCCATCATCAAATGCAGTTGACGGACTTACAGTCCGTGACTTACTACACAAATATTTAAATGACCCAAATGCCGGAGGTAAAGCAGGTCGTACTAAAAGATATGTGCTGGAACTGCTTATGGATAGTGACATCTCCGCGATCAAACTATCCGAACTGACAGAAAATGACGTAATTGAACATTGTAGGCTAAGAAACAACGCTGGTGCAGGTCCAGCAACAGTCAGCCACGATGTTAGTTATCTTGGCAGTGTTCTGGATGCGGCCAAACCTGTATACGGAATTAATTACACATCAAACCCGGCGAAAAGTGCTCGTCCATATCTACTTAAACTTGGTTTGATTGGTAAATCAAACCGTCGTAATCGTAGACCGGCATCTGATGAACTGGACATGCTCATTGAAGGTCTTCAACAACGATCTACACATAAATGCTCAAAAATTCCGTTCGTTGATATCCTCAAATTTTCTGTGTGGTCCTGTATGCGAATCGGAGAAGTATGCCGGTTACGATGGGAAGATCTCGACCAGGAACAAAAATCTATACTCGTAAGAGACAGGAAAGATCCACGCAAAAAGGAAGGCAACCACATGAAAGTAGCCTTGCTTGGGGAAGCCTGGGATATCGTCCAACGACAGCCCCAAAAATCGGAATTCATTTTTCCATATAACAGCACTTCTGTTACTGCGGGATTTCAGAGGGTAAGAAGCAAATTAGGTATTAAAGATCTGCGATACCATGATTTGCGTAGAGAAGGGGCAAGTCGCTTATTTGAGGCTGGTTTTAGTATTGAGGAAGTCGCCCAAGTTACAGGGCATCGTTCATTAAACGTGCTATGGCAGGTATATACCGAACTGTATCCGAAATCTTTACATAATCGTTTTGAAGAGCTCCAAAAGAGCAGAAATAAGACCTCTTGACACTGTTTATCCATACAGTTAAAAATAACACTGTATACAAACACAGTATAGAGGGACTTTTATGCGTATTGAAATCTGCATAGCCAAAGAAAAAATGACTAAAATGCCAACCGGTGCTGTGGATGCGTTAAAGGAAGAATTAACCCGACGCATCAGTAAACGTTATGACGATGTAGAGGTGATCGTAAAAGCCACCAGCAACGATGGCCTTTCTGTTACGCGCACCGCCGATAAAGATTCAGCTAAAACTTTTGTTCAGGAAACTCTGAAAGATACCTGGGAGTCTGCTGACGAGTGGTTTGTTCACTAATTAACACGTAAAATCGGTAACGGCTGGAAATCATTCAATACTCGCACTATCGAAAGTTAACCAGCCAGCCGCAGTATCCTATCATGACAAGTTACTGCGGCTTTTTACTTTTTATATTTAACGGATCAACATCCAGATCAGCAGACACGCCACCACCGGCACAGCAAAATCCATCAGGCTTGCCACATCCCATGCACGTGGATCAAAACCGCCCCACCACGGCATATTCATTCGCTTGCCATGCCCGAACATTTCAATCCAGCGATATTCTGCCTGGGTGTGTTCACGCGCAATGAAGAACGTACAACCGGCTATCGCCCCGTAAGCCCAGTTTCCGGTAAAAAGACCAGCCAGTACCTGCACCGCTACGGCACAAAGCGCATGAAGTATCGACGTGATATCCATCTGCTATCCTTAAAACCACTCCCTGAGCGGGCGCTCTGGTGTAACCACCCACTCACGGAACACGGAATCATCAAATCCATCGTCAAGAAGACGAATATTAACAAAGTACCCTTCGTCTCGCGTGTATTCAGGCTCCCCGTCAGCAGAAACACCTGACTCACTGAACGTAAAACCAATCTCATCAACCAGAATGGCATTCTGCAGCTCTTCGTCCTCTTCCCAGTTAAGTTTCCTGAGAAATGCCCTGAAATCTGCTTTATCACTGAAACGCAACGTGAAATCTCTCACTCCACAACCTCCCCAAGCTGCGCATCTGTTAGCTCTTTATGCCAGAGACGAAAATTCCTCACATGCCCAAATAAATGGCGTAATCCTGCTGTAGTTTGTCCACCAATGCGAATGGTTGCTGTACTCCGGATATATTCCCATGTGGTTTTTGTTTCGCTGGATATACGCCCGTTACTTACTGCACATGTAGACTGATCTGACTTTACACGCATCCCCATAACCATTTTTTTCAACGATGCGTTTTCGTTAACACGCCTATTTGATCCACCAATATCGCAATAAGGAAATCCGTCTGGCCCATCTGCCGAAGATCCGAAGCCAAGAATAATAGCCGCTCCGGTTTGATGACCGCCGGTATCAAAAACACGTGGCGCTGCATTTGGCGTTTTATACCAGTTCTTATGTACCTCACAAAGAACCGTAAAAGGAAGATTATAAAGATTATTCTTAATCGGAACTGTAACCATATCGCTTGCGCGCGTCGCCGCCGTCGTTCCTGATATAATAAAAGATGATACACACGAACCATCCTCAACCTGAGGAGTGGCCAGATAAATATAGTCACCAGATTCAACGACGCCACCAGATTTTGGTGCGTATTGTATTGCAGAGGTTATGTAAGTTTCTTTACTTGCTTGAATCGTTGCCTCTACAAAAATCCAGCCCGTAGCTTCATCTTTGTTAACTCGTGCGGTGAGCCTGTCGGCAGCTACACCGGTGATTTCAACCAATAAAGACCGCGTATTAACAATGGCATATCCAAGATTAGATGAAGCGCTGCCATCGAAGGCTTCAAACCTGATCCTTAACAGGAGTTCCAAATCCGTTTTAAATCTGCACGATGTCGTCACACACTTATTATCGCCTGATACATCGACAGCCCCCGAGGTTGAAACTACTGCCATATTAAGGGTTGTACTTTGCCCAATTAATGATTCATTACAAACAAACTTTCCATAAGTAAAACCAAAACTATCAGTTCCAACCTCAGCGACATTCATATTTGCAGATTTACCCCAAGAAGCTGGAGTTGCTGAATTCAACATGTAGTTGGTTCGCTGACCTTCAATCAATAAACCTTCTTTTTCAAATCGTGGCTCATTAATTTCCGCCGTTTTCAGTTCGCCAGATTTGTTGATATATGTTGCCGTTGATGCGCGACTGAAATTAACCTGTTTATCACTGGCAACCTGAACCACATTATCACCAATCTTCACTTTTTTATAACCCGGAGAATAGCCCGTAATCATATCCAGCGAATCATTAAAGGGTATCCACACATCCGGCAGCGGCTGTAAAACATATCTGTACGGCTCTGCTGTCTGGTTTGCGTATTCTCTGGCAGCATCTTCACTTGCTTTTGCTGCCGTCTGGCTTGCTGCCGATGCTTTCGCCGAGTTCGCCGCCGCTGTTTCGCTCACCTTTGCGTTGGCTTCACTGTCTTTGGCATTCGTCTCACTGGTTTTCGCTGCCGTCTGGCTGGATTTTGCGTTTTTTTCGCTGGCCTTTGTGGCTGTCTCGCTATTTTTCGCGTTGGTTTCTGATTTTTTGGCTGCTGTCGCGGAGTTTGCCGATGCAGTCTGCGAGGCCGCTGCCGCCTGTGCGCTGTTAGCTGCATTCGTTTCTGAGGTTTTCGCCGCATTCTTCGATGAGGCTGCTGCCGTTTCGGATTTCTTTGCCGCCGCTGCACTCTGTGATGACGCTCCGGCATGACGTGCCACTTCATTCACCATCAGCTCAAAACGGCGCAGTGCCTCCGGACGGGCATCATCCTCCGTCATGGCACCGAGAAAATCATTCAGCGTACCTGGTCTGGAACCTTCATAGACGGTAATGGTCCCGGCATGTGAAGGTGGAAAACCTTCAACCAGCAGGGTGACGCTGTACTGACCATGCTCAACATCCATGCTGTAACGCCCGGCTTCATCCGGATTTTCAGAGGCCACCGTGTTCACCACCACCGTGCTGCTGGTCCGTCTGGCCTTCAGCACAATGGTGCAGTTCTGTACTGGTTTTCCTGTGCCATCTTTAAGCACGCCAGAAATTTTTACTGTCATACTTTTCCACCAATAAAAAAAGCCCGCAGCAGTGACGCCACGGGCTTCAGGACAGTGTAACTTTACGTTTCCTCAAACGCAGTTCACTCCATAAGGCGGATGAACCTGCGTATCATAACAATATTTACAGAAGATAAATCGGCGTCTGTTGTCAGAAACGGTATCCGATACCAACAATAAATGCATCCGTTCGCCAGTCGCCACTACCGGAACCTTCATAAGCAAGGTCAATGGTCACGGATTCGGTCGGGTTAAACTGCACGCCAGCCCCCCACGCCAGAGAGGTATTGCTGTGGCGACCGTCATCACTTCCGGTCAGCACGTCGTGCGTTTTCCCCTTGTTGTCAGTTACGCGGAGATAATCCCCGGAGAAAGTCGACACACGGCTGTAAGCCACACCCGCCATCGCATACGCGCTGAACCATTCATTCACGCGCACAGACGGCCCCGCCATCACGCTGAACCAGCGGTTACGCACGGAATCTTCATGCCAGCGGGTATCGCTGTAGTGCGTTTTTTGCTCATCCTCAGCATTGGCATAACTGAAGGACGTAATCAGCCCCAGCGCGTCCGTAAACTCATAACGGTATTTCACGTTAATCCCGTTCAGATTATCGCTGCCGGGAGCGTTCGTACGGGCATGAAGATACCCCGCGCTCAGTGTGGACTGATGTTCAGACGCCCATGCAGGCGCACCGGATACGGACAGACAGATGGCTGCGGACAAAATGGCTGCACATAATTTACGCATAATTACCTCTCGCTTTTCTGCAATAAAAAAGGCGCCATTTCTGGCGCCCGTATATGGGTTATAAAATTCAGCTAATCGTGATGCCTGCAGTGGCTTTCTTCATCACAACAACCAGCAAATCGCTGATACTTGCTGTGGGATACCAGCCATTTACCCACCATGCTGATACAGAAAACTCCAGCGTCATGTCGCCGCGACCAGCAGGCATATCAATAACACCACTGTAAACCAGCGTATTATCCATCGCGGTACGGTTATAAATTTCAGCACCGTTTTTCTTCACTATCAGGCGGCATGACGAATAAGTATCGCTGTTCTCCCGCTCATGTCTGGCACCGCTGAAAGCCACCGCCGGAATAACAATCTGCCGGTTAAACGGCTGATCGTCATAAACCCTGACGGTAATGGTTCCTGATGGCCAACGCTTCGGTGCACGGGAGTCACGAGGGAAAGCCTTACCCACTGTTTTAACGAGATCGCCTTCAATCTGGTTTGCAGACAGTTTCCCTCTGATGACACAGTTCTTGTTAATGGTGACATTATTGAGCGTGCCGGTATTCGCCGTGATGGCTCCACTGATATCCGCATTGCGGGCTGTCAGCCTGCCATCCGGCGTCAGGGAAAACGTCGGAGGATTGCCGGATGACGTGATGCTCACCGCAAACAGTCGCTTCAGGAACACGTCGTTCATGAACAGCTGATTCCCCTGCGCCACAAACAGCGGCGTGGTGTTGCCGTTCTCCGGGGTAATCATCGCAATGCGATCGGCCTGCAGCAGAATGTTACTCAGGGTCTGACCATCAACATCCTCAATCCCCGCGCCAATCCCGGCCACATAGGGAATACCGTTTTTTGTTTTCTGCACCTTCAGCATATACATGGCATTCAGCTCATTGCGCGTGTCTGACTGAACCCGCTGGATTTGCTGTATGGTCACGGCCTGGTCACCCAGCTTTTTATCCGTGGTCGAGGTAATTTCACTCCCTTTTTTATCCACGTACTGGCGGACCTGTGCTATCTGTCGGGCGTTTTCTGACTGCCCCTGGCTGACAGTCTGTGAGATTTCACTGCTCACCCGGTCCACTTTCTGGCTCACCTGCGCGATGGCCAGTGTCTGGTCCTCATTCTTTTTCGCAACCAGCTGCGTGAGGCTGTTTTCCGCCTTCCCGATTTTCCGGGTCACTTCTGCGATATCCGTGTCCATCCGCTGACGGATATCTTCTTCCAGTTGCGTGACCTCCGTACGCAGCGCTGAAGCATCAATGCGCTCTTTCAGTGCCTGGCCCAGAAGCGTCTCATCTATCAGCCCCCGGAAAATTTCCAGATACCCTTCACCATCATTGCTGGGCTGCCCGCTGGCTTCCACAAAAGCAGATTTTCCCACCAGGTTGACGCTTCGCACGTAAAACCAGAAATCCGTCCCCGGCTTAATCCGGCTCCCCTGGACAGTCCACTGACTGCCGGTCCCCAGATAACGGGCAGATTTTTCCACCTGTGCTGTGTTCGTGATGCGTTTTTCTGAGAACCAGAATTCAAACTGTACCGTCGGGTCATACACCGCAAGACGCGGGACCGCCGTTATCTGAAAATACCCCGGCGTCAGCTCAATCCGCGACGGCGCTGCCGGTGCGGCAATCCGGAACGATACCGACGCCGGATCGCCCTGCTGTCCCCGGGCATTTACCGCCCGGACCGTCAGCGTGTAACGCCCCAGCGCCAGCTGCCTGAAGCGGTAAGTGGTTTCCGCCGTCCGGGCCGTGCTGACCAGCCGCTCACTGCCGTCATCCGCTGTTACGGTCAGACGGAGCAGGAAGCTCACGCCCTTCACCACCTTCGGCGTGTCCCAGCGCGCCAGCACCTGATATTCCCCGCTGTCTGCGGTGACTTCGGCGGTCAGGTGCTGCACCGCTGGCGGCGTGACACCATTCACCGTGCCGCTCTGGTCGCCGTCAAAGTGCGCTCCGTTATCCACGATGGCCTCTTTTTCCGGTACATGCTGCACGGCGGTGATGGCATACGCACCGTCATCGTTCTCCCGGATACTCACACAGCGGAACAGGCGCTGGCGCAGCGTCGGCAGCTTCAGCCCCCACACTCTGTACTCGGCAACGCCGTCAGGAACCCGGCTCACTTTCACCTTCACGCCGTCGGTGACGGACTGGACCTCCACGCTGACCGGATTCCCCTGTCCGTCAACCAGGCTTATCAGCGTGGTGCCGGAGGATGGCAGCGTGATTTCACGGTCGAGCGTCAGTGTCCGCGTCTGGCTGTTCACCGCCAGCACGCGCCCGCCGATGCTGATACCGGCATAGTCATCATCACAGATTTCAATGACATCGCCCGGTACATGGCGAAGCCCTTCAGCACCCACGCTGAAATCCACGGTCTGCGTTTCCAGCAGTTCCGTTTTAATCAGCCACAGCCCGGCGCGGTGTGCCTGCCCCCGGCTGGTACAGCCAAAGGCATCCATCTTCGTGACGTTACGACCGTAACGGGCAATGGCCTGCGTGTCCTCCACAAGCTCTGTCGCCGTCTCCCAGCCGTTATCCGGGTCAATCCAGTTCACCTCAACGGCATTATGGCGGTCCTTCAGGGCGCTGAAGCTGTAGCGGAACGGCGCGCCATCATCCGGCATCACCACATTACTGCGGTTATAGGTCCACACCTTATCCGACGGTCGGTCCTGCACGAACGTCAGCGTCTGCCCGTTCCATACCGGCATACAGCGCATCGCCGAGCAGAAATCACTGAGAACATCCCACGCCTTGCGCTGCGTGGTCATGTACGCATTACAGGTGATGCGCGGCTCCGTGCCACCAAAGCCATCCGGCACCGACTGGTCGCAGTACTGGCCGATGACATACAGCGCCCATTTATCCACATCCGCCGCACCAAGACGTTTCCCCATGCCGTAGCGCGGATGGGTCAGCATATCCCACAGACACCAGGCCATGTTGTTGCTGTATGCTGGCTTAAACGTTCCGTCCCAGATACCGCTGTATTGCCGCGTCTGCGGGTTATAATTCGACGGCACCTGCAGAATACGCCCGCGAAGATGATAATTACGGCTCACCTGCTGACTGCCGAACTGCTCCGAGTCCACCTGAACGCCGACCAGTGCCGTGTTCGGGTAGCACTGTTTCACATCGATGATTTCGGTGTATGACGACCAGAGCGTTTTGTTCTGCAGCTGGTCTGTGGTGCTGTCCGGCGTCATCCTGCGCATCCGGATATTAAACGGGCGCGGCGGCAGGCTCCCCACCACCACCGAGGCCAGATACTGCGAGGTGGTTTTGCCCTTAATGGTGATGTCTTTTTCCGTCACCCAGCCACCGTTACGTTGTATCTGAACCAGCAGACGGACTTCCGACGGATTCCTGTCACCCTTTGAGGTGGTTTCCACCAGTGCCTGTACACCGAAGGTAAAGCGCAGACGGTCGATGTTTGCAGACGTAATGGTGCGGGTGATCGGCGTGTCATATTTCACTTCCGTACCCAGCACCGTCTCGGAGCCGGAGGATTCAAACCCCTCCGGCGGTGTCTGCTCCTGCTCACCGGCACGGAACACCACCGTGACACCGGAGATGTTGGTATTCCCCTCAGTGTCCAGCACCGGCGTACTGTTCAGCAGCACGCTTTTTAATCCATCCACCGGACCTTCAACCGGCCCTTCGCTGATGGCATCGATCACACTCAGCAACTGCGTGGACTTCAGGTTGTCCTTCGCTTCGCGCGGGGTATGCCCCTTACTGCTTCCTTTACCCATTCCTCACGCTCCATAAACGACAAAACCGCCAGCAGGCGGTTTCACATAAAACATTTTGCATCAGCGACCAATCACCACAACCTGACCACCGTCACCTTCGTCTGCCGTGCTGATCTCCTGAGATACCACCCGCGACCCCACACGCATTTCACCGTACAGAACAGGCAAAACATTGCCCTGAGCAACCATGTTATCCAGTGACGAGAAATAGGTGTTCTGCTTACCGTTATCCGTGCTGGTCGCTGTGGGCGTCCGGGCTTTCGGTGCCAGCATCTGGGCCACACCGCCCAGGATCATACTGGCTCCTGCCGCATACATGCCCGATAAAGCCGCAGCACCCAGCCAGCCTGCAGGGTTCCACCATGCCACCGCAATCAGCGCCGCCCCCAGCACAGCCTGAAATACGCCGCCACTTTTAGCCCCCGCCAGGCGCGGTACGATGTGGATCACGGCACCATTTGCCAGCGGCTCATTAAGACGGGCAGATAATTCGTTTTCGCCTGCATCACGCCCGGCAATACGCACCTGATACCAGCCGTCGCTCAGTTTCTGACGAAACGCCGGGAGCTGTGTGGCCAGTGCCCGGATGGCTTCAGCCCCCGTTTTCACACGAAGGTCGATACGGCGGCCAAATCGTTGTAAATCCCCGTAAAGGCAGATGCGCGCCATGCCCGGTGACGCCAGAGGGAGTGTGTGCGTCGCTGCCAT